AACAGCGCCAGTAGATGTAAAAGCGGCCATTTTTAGCTCCCTTTGCCAGCCCGTGCGGCGGCTACGTTGTCAACCAAATTTGGATAAGGGCGACCGGCGGCCCTAGCCATCGCCTTAGCGGATTGCTTCTGTTTACGGTCTAGATGCTTTTTTTGAGCATCCTTGGGAGCTTCTTTTTCCCAAAACGGCTTATCCATATCAGCAGTCCCACTTTCTAAGTGCTTTGTTAACGCGACTATCCGGGTCGGCGGCTTTGGCAGAACCGGTTAGCTTTCGCTTTAACCCAGTCATTCTACTACAAAAATTGTCGTGGCGCGACCCACCTTCTGGCTGTGGGCGCTTAATATCGTGGCCTGCTGCTTTCAAAGAAGCGCGGCCTTTGTCATTCAGTCCACCAGATTCAGACTTACCTTCTGAACGCTGCCAAGCTGGTGTTTTAGCCATTTTCCCGTTCCTTTGTTACAGCAGTACACATTTCAACGAAGCTGGTCATGCTTAGGTTGTGTTTTGCTATATTAACACACCTACAAACCAGTTGCACATTGCCAAAAACGTACCCAATGTTCGAATCAATTCGATCAATACTTGTATTGGTTGGTACAACACCATTTTCAAGTTGCATGGTCATCGACCATCCAGTGATGGCACAAAGTCCATTTTGCCTGTCCCACAAAGCACACAAATGGTCAACATCTATAGAACATTCATTGCGGCTGCGGGCTTTGCCCAAAAGGTAAGACAAATAAGACCGGGGAGTTTTTGTTCGCATAAAAGCATTAAAATGTAAGCCGTCTTTGCCCCATTTTCGCTTACGGTATGCCGCCATTTTGTTTTTTACACACGCACTGCACCAAGAGTTGTATTTTGGCGTTCCATCAGTTTTTTTGCCAGCTCCATAAAAATCGCATAAAGGTTTTTCTGTCCCACACTTAGAACAGGATTTCCTTGTCTTTGCGGCTTCTACGCCTAGCATCAACAACTCCTAGAAAAACGGGGGCACTAGGCCCCCGCTAACTACTAACTAGAACTTTCGTTCTGATTAGTCAAGGCTGCCCGAAACATCGCGACCGGGGGCGGGAGAGCCCTTGGCGGCAGAAGAAAGCGGGTTCATGTTGGAGCCAGTGCGGCCACCAGACTTACGGGGCTTGCGACCGGCATGGTGCATGGCGGACTCGCCTTCCATCTTGCCCATCGTCTTGCCGCCGCGCTTGCGAGCTTCGGCTTCACCGAAAATCTTAGGCGCAATGTTGCGGCGCTCCGGCTTATCGGCAAGGTCCCTAGCGGCGTCATTGACGCCCTTCATGGGACCGCCGTCCTTACGAGTTTTACGACCCTTCATAAGAGCCTCCTTTAGGCTTGCGTTACGCCGAACAGACCGGCAATGGAACCGATGTTCGTCACAGGGGAGTTCTGGTAGAAGAACAGACGCTTGGTCTTGTCCGCAACCGACTGAACCGCGTAAGTACCGCGAACGTCACCAGTCGTCGTGGTGGCGGGCGAAGTAGTCACAGCGGCAACATAACCAGTCGAAGCCGTGATGCCCGTGGCATTGTAGTTAATAGCTACATCGCCAAAGAAATCTGAACGGATCGGGAAACCAAAAGTGTCCAGCGTACCAACGGAGTAGTTGATGGCGTCCGTCGCATTCGGGACAACCGAAGCGATGTACTTGAACGCCTTCTTGCCGCTGACAGTGGTGCTAGCAGCCACAGGGCCAATCAGTTCAGACATCGGGACGCCATAAATGTCGTAACCCGAAACCAAGAAGCTAACCGAACCAGAAGCCGAAGCGGCACCCGTGACACTAACTGCGCGGGCGCAAAGCGCCTGCGGGTTCCACATTTCAATAGTGCCAGCTTGACCCATCGGGAAACGAAGGGAAAAGTTGCCAGTGGTGGAGTTAGAAGTCACACCCGTAATGGTGGTGGACGAAACAGTCGTTGAGCCAACAACCGAATACGTTCCAGCGCCGCCAGTGGGGCCTGTCAACTGGGCAGTGATCGTCGTGCCAGCGGTAACGCCCGTGCCAGAAATGGTCATCCCGACAATGATCGTTCCAGTCACGCTGGAAGCAGTCAGGACGCCAGAAGCCACAACGCCCGTAAAGGACGCAAGACCATCAAGCATCAGAAGGCCACTCACCAAGGTGCCAGTGTTGTAGTTAATCGTATACTGACTAACTGCCACACCAGTGGTGGTGGAGTTGGACGAAACCAAGGTCATCGCAGTGCCAGACACCACATTCGCAGCAGCCGCAATGGCGGAAGTGCTAAGAGCATAGGGCTGGTAGTTCAACGTCTGGATGTTGGAAGAACCCAAAAATCCAGCAGTAGTCGCACCAAAGTCTTGACCGGGCTGATAGGTGAAGGGAGCGCGGGGATCAAGAATCCCCGTGCCGTTGAAGAAGAGAGACGTGCCCGCTTCTGGGTTGTAGTCCGGGAAAGGACCCTGCCCAAAAGAAACTACGGGGCCGGAGAATGCGCTAATTGACATCTACAGTCTCCGTTCTTACGAGGTGGGGAAGGAGCCGTAGATAGAACGCCAGTTGTAGTAACCGAAGCTGTAACGCTCGTAACCCTTGACAAGAAGATTGTCAGTTACAAAGTCGACTTGCATATCGGATTCAAACTTCACGCGCTCCATGTACGACAGACCGTCGATGTTGGTCAGCAAGAACCAAGCATACGCGGAGGTCAAGAAGTCGTTGACCATGTAGCCTTCGGGAAGACCACCAGCAGCCATCATGATAGCGTTCACGTCATTGTCCGCAGTACCCGGACGGAGTTCCGTCTTGGTGAGTCGGATAGCGACCGGCTCAAGCTGCGGGGGAACAATGAGCTTGCGGCCACGCGCGAACACCTTCAGACCGGCTTGATCCTTGAAGTTCGTGCGGATCGCAATCATCGCGTTCAGCAGCGTGGCTTCGTTCAGATCAACCTGTGTGCTGGGCGTATTGGCAACCGTGCCGCCGTCAATCGGATGCGAAGCGGAGCAAAGAGCCACACCGTCACCACCGATAGCCGCGTTATAGGTCGTCGCCGTGTTCAGCAAGTTAGCGCCATAGATTTCCTTCGTCTGCTGGAAGGACTCAATGAGGCCAAGGTTCGACGGGGCAAACTGGGTCTTGTACAGGTTGTCGTCAATCGCCTTGCGGGTAATCGCATACCCAAGGGCAATTTCCGTATGCTCCTGATTGTAGACGTAGCGTTCGCCAGCGTTGTTATCAAAGGCAGTCTGACCGCCTTCAGTCTTAAGCTGGGCCAAGCCAAGGAACCGCATTTCAGCGGTGCGCTCAAGAGCCATCTTTGACTCATGCTTGGTGAAGATCTTGTCGTACTGCGACGGGATCTGCTCATACTTACCTTCAACACCCCGGAGGCCGGGGAGGAGAAGGTCTTTGATAGCCGAAAGATTAACAGCCATTGGTCCTTACTCCTTAAATGCCGGTAAGCTGCTTGGTGGAGACGTTGTTGAAGGCAACGACAACCCAATCATAAGCCTGCCCGTTGCTGTTGGTGCCCTGCGACCCCGGAGGGAAGTCGATCAGGCTGACAATGCGGAAGGGAAGCGTGTTAGTGGTGTTAATGGTGGACGTATCAAGATACGCACCAGAAATACCGCTTGCGGTGTTGCCCGTGCCGATAGCAAAGCCGATGTTGGCGTTGATGTCGGTGGTGGCGACGCCAGTCGCGTCGGACTGGGCAACCCACTTGGCATTTGGATCGTTGACGATGTAGCCAGTCACGGTGTTGCCGGAAGCAACGTCAGAACCGGGCCAATAGTTCGACCAGACGGTGCGCTTCTGGGAAACCGACAGATACTGGCAACCAACGAAGATACCAGCAACCTGAACGGAGTTGGAAGAAGCCTGCACAACGTAGCCGTTGGCATCGGGGGCAACGGGGTCGCCAAAGAAGATGTTCGTAGCATTATAGACAATACGAACGGCAATCTGCTCATAGGTAGGCGCAGAACCAGTGCCGCTGAATTGACGGAAACCAAAAGGCGCGTTTGTATTCGCCATTGGAATTTTCCTTCTTACAGGGAGGTCCTTCGCCACACGCCGGGGCAGCTAGGAACCGGGGAAAGTTTAACCTTCACGCCGGGGAAGGTGGAGTCCAATAGGATTCTAATTAAAATAATACTTTAATTTACAAATAAGTAAAGGGCCACCCATAGATGACCCTTGCTTTTATTGCAATAAATTGCAATTTTAATCTTTAGGAACCGGAATTGCTTCGTAACCCTTATTAATTACCGGGCGAACGCGGGAATCATTACGGGTCAAAGTGCCTTCAGGGGTCGCATTAAGCTGTTCTTCTTTCTGCTTAACTTGATTTTTAGCCTTCCTATATTCAATTTGGCGGGCTTCATCAGAAATAATCGCAGGGCGCATCATCAAAGTCTGGCCCTTGCGTTCAATGGTCGGGTAATTACCCATGCCCGGCATCATTTCCGGGTGGCTGGAAGTGGGGACAGCCTCCCAACCCATGCGAGCAAGATGCACTTGATATGCGGGGTCTTCCTGACCCAGCACAGTCTTGCGCTTCCACTCATATTCCCAACCATCCGGGGCCTTGGGGGCGCGAAATTCATCGGTCCCTTCATCCATTTCACCCAAATGCCCGCGAATTTCAGCAGCGCGTCGGGCCGCGGCAGCGCGGGGGTCATCCTCACGCAACGCAGGGCGCATGGCGGGGCGGTCAGCTTCACGAGTTTCCATAATTACTGCTTCCTCTTCAACTTCAGCACGGATAACCGGTGCTTTGGGGGGTCGGCCACGACGACGGGCCGGATTTTCAGACACATTGTCCATTTATTCCTCCTAGTGGCGAGTGTCGCCCTTCATTTTGTTGCGGTAATACTCTTGGGGAGTAATGCCACTGATCTTGGCAGCTTCGACTTCAGAAGCCGTCAGCGTCACCACACCAGAACGATTGGTGCTATTGCCCGAACGCGATACCGGAGCCGAAGGCGGTGAAGAACGCTTCTGGGTAGGCTTTGCAGCGTATTCCATTGCGTCATCAAAACCGGAAACGGCGCGCTTAGACTCACCAATGCCAAGACGGTTTTCGACAAACTTGAAATACGCATCTGATTCGGGAACAATCCCATAATCAACCGCATCTTCATGCGCGCGAGCCATCACGCGGATAGAACGCGGATCAGGCAAGTGT